GCCTTTCTTCCTATCTCCGTCTTTCAGGAGATAAATAGCACTAACGGTTTACAAATGGCGCAATAGCATTGCCTTTTGTAAAAACGCTGTTAGAAAGCGTGTAGATAGACAGCTTCGCGTATCCGCGTGACCCTCGTACAGCATTTGGGTCTGTCGGACTAAGCTTTCCACTCCTAGTGTAAACACTATAAGTTGGGAAAACATAGTCACCCCTAACCTCTTTCGAAAAGAAAGTCGGTTTAAGGGCGTACGTTTCAAAGAAGCCACCGTCCCATTGCGAACGTCTTGAGTTCCGAGTTGTGCGCAGGTTATAGGTACCGATAAGGTGCCCATCGCCATAGCCATCTGGTCCATAGAGACGATAATGTGGATGAGTTAGAGTATGCACGAAACGAGCGAGCTCGTATTCGCCATTTCTCATCATCCAATTATGCATGGAGAACAGTGTCCTTTCACTTACCCGAGTCTTTGGGTAAAATGGACGGATGTTTAAACCATCGAGGTAGTCAGCCCCGCAAGATTCACGAAAGGACCCAGTACTAAAGGATTTCTCAAGATTTACAGAGAAACCACAATGGTTCAGGATCCTTGTGAGGAGCTCGCAGGCGTTCACGGGAATAATTATATCATCCCCAAAAACACTGACATCCTCTAGTGGAAGTTCAAGATAAGTGCACACGAATGAGCTAGAGAGTAAAATAATAAACTCTCGAGTTCAAAGGTATAGGCATTGCCCATACTGGAAAACTTCTCCAAGTGTAAAATCTCACCTTGATACTCAACAGAGGGCGTTCTCAGAACATCGAGAAGTTCCGCCCACTCGAGTGGTAATAGACTCCACACGAGTCCGCGCGCGATACAGTCAGAAGCGCTAGAAAGGTCCAGAGTGGCTAAATTGCCATTCTGTGAACCTTTCTTCGCTAGCTCCTGGTTGCGCGTCTGGTCGTTAAGATCCACTCCGGATTTCATCAATCTTTTGCGTATAACTTTACCAACAGCCTTTTGCCAAAAGCTGTTAAGTAAAGGTTCTACTACAATTGATCGGTCGGTCCGGGCGTTCTTTGGTACAAACGATAATTTACCGTGATGGACCTCAACTTCTACGTAATACGATTCATCATTTGAATCGTACGCATGAAGCTGAGACCAGAGGGGTGTTTCACTAAGAAACTCCCCAACATTACGGGTCATCGATGTACTACACGCAAGCCTCGCTGATAGCTTAACCCTAGGGTTAGCGCAACGAGATAACACGTTGGTGTTAGCACCAGGTCCAAATGAAGGATCCAGATCCTCAAGGGAGGGACAGACGCCTAAAATGTTAGCAATTTTCCGCTGAGCCAAAAATAAAATGGACTCAACGCGATCCTCATCTTTTTGAAAGACATAAATAGATGCGGGTCGGCTAACACTAAAACGTCTGTTCACCTCGAGGCAGGATTCTTCACATGCTCTGAATTTCTCAAAGGCAACGCGTTCTTTATCTATGCCAAGCTCAATAAAATCGAGTTTGGAGAACAAGGCTATAATCTGCCTTGAATAGATCGCATCGATCGGATCGATTGTCTCGTAGTCTATCTTAAAATCGATAGCACCGAGCCAGTCATTCTTTTCGATGTGCGAAAAAACTTCGCGAGAAACGTCACCTCCGAGTTCAGAACACAACCTGGCGATGTCGGTGTAGACTTTTAAAGACTCGTCTTTACTGCTAAATTTAATCCAACTCATGATAACTCCTTTATTGGTTATCGAACAGGAGAATACCTGTCCGGGTGGAGTTCCGATTTAATTCGGAACGTTTAATGCCGTAAAGAATGCCGGTCCAGGCAATACACTATTAACAAAGGCATTACCCGCCGCTGTATTGGCGAGAATACCTGTTGCTGTAGTGCTGCTTGCACCTTGAAGCACGCCCACTGCTAGTTTCAGCGCGTTTGCCCGATCCTGAGACGTACTACGTGCATCCACAAACATCGTAAAGATGCAAGTGGTGACGTAAGCCGTTTTTGGAGGGGCAACATAACCCGCGCTGGTACCGGATGAGCCGAGAGTCTCTAAAACACAGACTTCCAACTTAGTGGATAACTTATAATTACCATTTTTTAACTTTTCAGAATGAAAGGTTAACCGATGTTGACCATCAATCGGAACATTTGTCACCGCGGTCCTATAAAACGGGTCGGGGTTGTCTGTGACCGGTTGAAAAGTAAACTCAACGGGGGTAGTTATAGTGTCATCTTTGATGAGCAAGTTTGTCATCGCTGCCATGATAGGCTCCTACTAGTAGTTAATTCTGCGGCCAGGAAATCTGGGTAGCAGTCTATCTAAACGCTAGGCGGGCCAGAGCTATCGCATTCCAAACGTGCTTCGGTGACAATGCGTCACTTAACGGTTTGAAACCGGGTCTCTGGACCGGTAAAGTACTGGTTACACTACGTGTAACATCAAGGACTCGAGTAGTCGTCTCTGCGCCCGAAAGGACGTGAGCTGGATTACCGATGAACTTTTTGTGCGTAGTTATTTCCCGAGACATATTGGAGATAAAATTTCCACTTAGCCTCGGTATCTGGTTTAAATTCTCTAAGTAGCTACCGATTGGTATAAACCAATCGACAACAAAACTTAGGGGCATTAATTCCCAAGCTACCGATACAGGGTCTAAAAGACCCAACTCTCGGGGAACGCTCATACTTTCGACCATAATATAGCTGACACTCCTGCTTTCGCGGGCAGTGCCAGTATGTTTTTGATCAGAAACAATGAGACTGTTCTTTGTTAACCTGGTACGCCGCGCTTGAAATTTTGTTTTTCTTGGCCCATTAGCGTGTTTTTCATACGCTTTTGCGGCCTCGAAGACATCATTCATTAGCGGCACCCAACCGTACTGAAGTTCTAACCACTTCTTTGCAATTTGCTCAGAGCGAGGTTTCAACTTCGGAACGTTTCCCCTATTTCTGGGCGGTTTGATTCCTCTTACCGCCTTCCGGGAATAGTTCTTAATACCAAGCGTAAAAGCCGCGCCAGAGAGGTTTCCCTTTCTGACCTGAATATACGCCTTGCCTAACCGCGATAACGTCGATTGAACTAATCGAACAGTCATTTTTCCCTCACCTAAAGCGACCCCGAGATTAAAATCGTGGCCTTTTATATGAGAGATAAGCTCATTCTGTAGTAATACAGAATCAGCCGCGGTCCATCCGCTCACAATAGTGGTTCCGGAGCCAATATAGGCTCCGGTACCTTTCTTACGGGTAGATACTTGCTCATTCATGGTGTAGTTATGCTGATTCAGATAACGATTATCACCATTATGGCCAGGTAAATATTTTCCATCTACGCCGTTCCAGGTTTTTGAATACTGGGACGGCGTATTTGGACCCCCGCTAGAACGTGAGCCGGTGGTCATTTTAAGCCTCCACTGAAATGTGGAGGTGGGGTTGTAACCCCACCAGGTTGTTCAGCGTTCCGGGAGACTGATCCTGAACCTTTGACAATGCCTTCGTATTCCACTATGCCTGAACATCCAAAAAGGATAAAGGTAGGGAGGAGAACCACGAAGACAATCCAAGCCCAAAACACAATAAAATGTTTTGCCTTGGAGGGAAGTAGAACTTGCCCCGCACACCATTCACTTATAATGGCCAAAAAACAGGCCAAAGAAAGGATGGTGACGGAGGCGAGCAATGCTTTTATCAAAGGGATCATGACATACTCCTAGAAACTGG